CCCCCCCGCCCTCAGCCTTCGCGGGGTGTGTCTGTGTGTAACCCCACACACATTCTGCACCTATTTTTGCCCCCCCTACCCCTATCGTATAACTTGACCATAACAAGGAGAAAAAATCATGCCTGGGAGACCTAAACGACGCGCAGCGATTGCTAAAGTGGAAGCACGCGGAGGCGCAACTTTTCTTGAAGAATATCTGCTTAGTGGCGGCACCATTACTGGTTTGGCGCGTGAGCTAGACTTGGATCGTGGCTTTTTGCAGAGGTTGGTCAACAATCACGATGACTACAAGCGTGCTATGGAGGCTGCGCGTGAGCAAGGCGCGGATGCCCATGCAGAAGCAGGCTTTGAGATTATGCGGAGGCTACGCGAGGAGCGCAAGGCAGAGCGCAGAAACGCCGACCCTGGGAGCAAGACTTCTGAGCTATCTGCGTTGGACGTAAGTATTGCCAAGGAGGAAGCTGCACAGCATCGTTTTATTGCAGAAGCTTGGAACCGCAGCAGGTATGGCAACACGGCCAACCAGACGCAGATTACGGTGAACCTTGGGGATATGCATTTGGATGCTTTGCGTAAGGCCAAGCTTGTGCAAGACACGACCAAGACGATTGAGCACAACGATGAGTAGTGCCCCGCGTAACTTTTTTGAGGAATTTGTTGCTGCTTATGGCAATGATCCTGTGCTTTTTGTTGAGGAGATGTTGGGCGCACAGCCGTTTGACTATCAGGCTGAGTTTTTGCGTGCCTTACTTGCTGAACGTAAGATGAGCGTGAAGTCTGGGCATGGCACCGGCAAGAGTACAACGGCAAGTTGGGCTATGTTGTGGTTTATGTTGTTGCGGTATCCCTGCAAGGTTGTTGTGACTGCGCCGACGAGTAGCCAGTTGTTTGACGCGATGTTTGCTGAGTTAAAGCGGTGGATTAACGAGTTGCCCAAAGAGTTGCAGCAATTGTTGAATGTGAAGTCTGACCGTGTTGAGCTTGTGAGCGCCCCGGCAGAAGCGTTTATATCTTGCAGAACGGCACGCGCAGAAACGCCAGAAGCCTTGGCAGGGGTGCATAGCGACAACGTGCTTTTAATTATTGATGAGGCAAGTGGTGTGCCAGAGCAAGTGTATGAGGCGGCGGCAGGCTCGATGTCTGGCCATAATGCTACGACGTTGATGCTCTCTAACCCTACGCGGTCTAGCGGCACGTTTTTTGAGAGTCACAATCGCATGGCAAATAGTTGGTGGACACGCACATGGTCATGCAAGGATAGTCCGTTGGTGAGTCATGAGTTTGTTGATGAGATGGAGCTACGGTACGGCCCTGAGAGCAATGCGTATCGGGTGAGAGTGTTGGGCGAATTTCCGCTTTCTGATGATAATACGATTATTCCGTATCACTTGGTTGAAGCTGCGCAGAACCGTGATGTTGTTGTGAGCGATGAGGCAACGGTTGTGTGGGGCTTGGACGTTGCGCGGTTTGGTTCTGATGCGACGGCGTTGTGCAAGCGTCAGGGGCCGATTGTGACTGAGCTACGGTCATGGCGTGGGTTAGACTTGATGCAGACCACAGGTCGGATTGTGGCAGAATATGAGGCACTGGCACCGTCTAAGCGCCCTGCTGAGATATTGGTAGACAGCATAGGCGTGGGGTCAGGCGTTGTTGACCGTTTGCAAGAATTGGGTTTGCCGGTGCGCGGCGTGAATGTAGCAGAAAGCCCATCTATGGGTGATACATATATGAACTTGCGGTCAGAGCTATGGTTTAAGTGCAAGGCGTGGTTGGAAGATCGGAGTTGTAAGCTGCCGAAAGATGACCAACTTATTGCGGAATTAACGGCCATTCGGTATAGCTTTACATCTTCTGGTAAAATGAAAGCTGAATCTAAGGATGAGATGCGTAAGCGTGGCTTGGGTTCACCTGACTTAGCTGATGCGTTGTGTTTGACGATGGCGAGTGATGCTGCAACTGCATTGTCTGGCGCGTTTAAGACGTGGCGCGGCGAGTTAAAGCGAAATTTGCTTGGTATTGCGTGAATTTTTGGGCGTCTAGGCTCTCTGTGTTAAGTTGTAGGTGCAACTTACATGGAGGTTTTTGTGATGCCTATGGTGAACGGTAAGAAGTACTCATACAGCAAAAAGGGTATGGCTGCGGCTAAAAAGGCAGCAAAAAAATCCGGCAAGAAAATGAAGATGAAGAAGAAGTAATGGCTAAGAAACCTGGGCTATATGCCAACATTCATGCCAAGCGTAAGCGTATAAAGCGCCAAAAAGCAGCAGGCAAAACGCCAGAGAAAATGCGTAAAGTAGGTTCTAAGGGTGCGCCGACTGCCAAGGCTTTTAGACAAAGCGCAAAGACGGCAAAGAAAAAATGAGCATATTTGACGAATTAGCAAGATCGCGTGGTTTTTATAATGCGCGTGATATGTTTGACGGCGGCGGGGCTATGGCGCGTGGTGGTCGTTTTGAGGGTGGCGGTTTGTTAAGCATGATCGGCAACCTGGCGAATTCGGTGCTTGGTCGAGACATGGGCAAACGTTCTGCATATTTCGCAAAAAAGCCTATGCGCAGACCTATGCCGATGCAGAATAATGCAGTGAGCAATCCTATGATGCCAGATATGTCTATGCAGCTAATGGAAGGCGTAACAGTACCGTTTACCAATCCATATGCAGTTGGCGGTGGTTTTGAGGCTACGGCACCTTCTGCGTTTCCAGTTGCAGATGTTGCTTCACCGGTAAACACAGCCAAGGTAACGCCGCAGCAAAACATGGTTGAGGAAATTGCAACCAATATTGTTGCTGATGAGATGGGCGTTGGCTTTTTTACATTACCATCTGTTGAACGGCAACGATTGGTGCAGAACAAGATCAACGAATTAACAATTGCGATGGGTATGTAGAGATGCCCACCAAGCGCAAAAAAATATCGCCAAGCAAAAAATTTGCAGATGGCACAACGTATAAGGATGGCGATGGCAAAACACGTCGGCGTGTCTCCTCTCCTGGCACAAAGCGAGGCAAGGCATATTGCGCAAGAACGGTAAGCCAGAAGCGCACGCCAAAGGTTAAGGTGCGTCGTAAGGCTTGGGGTTGTCGTGGTAAAAATTCAGTGAGGACGTAAATGGCTATAACAACATACGCAGAGTTAAAAACGTCTATAGCCAATTGGCTGAATAGAGATGATCTTACAAGCGTAATACCTGATTTTATCGCTCTTAATGAAGCAGATATGGATCGAACCGTGCGGCACTGGCGAATGGAGAACAGATCGACTGCTTCAATTGATACGAGATACACGGCTTTGCCTGATGATTTTTTAGAGGCTGTAAGATTTCACTTAGACGTAGATGAACGGCCAATAGAGCTAGCAACGCCTTTATTTTTGCAGAAAAAAAGAAACCAAAACGCTGATGCAACTGGACGGCCACAATATTACGCAATTATATCAGGCCAGATTGAGGTTTGGCCTAAACCAGATGGGACATACACTGGTGAGCTTTACTACTACGCACGAACTGCGACTTTAAGCGACAGCAATACTTCCAACTGGATATTAACATATTTTCCAGATGCTTATTTGTATGGATCTTTAATTCATAGTGCTCCGTATTTAGTTGATGATGCGCGGGTTGCTACCTGGTTAGCACTCTATAAGAAGGCGATAGATGGTATAAACGGCAACAACGATACAGCAAAATTTGGCGGCAGTGGGCTGCGTATGCAAATAAACAGTTATTCATAGGAGAATATAAATGGCAAGTTTAGCAGATTACGTTTTAGACGCTGCACTTAGTAAGCTAGATTTAGAGGCAGACCGCATAGACATAACTTCGCAAGAGGCAACGACTTACACGGAAGCTACAAGCACGTATACGCTAGGCAATAGCACGTCTGTTAGTTTTGGTGCACCAGAGGACGGTGACACGTCAGGAAGAAAAACAGCTTGTGCAGCTATTTCTGATGGAACGGTTACTGGAACCGGAACCGCAACTCACTATGCAATTACGGACGTATCTGAAACAAGACTATTAGCAACTGGGTCGCTTACAACATCGCAGTCAGTCGTGTCGGGGAATACATTCACAGTAGCGACGTTTGACGTTGAAATTCCTGATCCTGCATAGGTGATTAATGGTTACATTAGCCAATAGAGTAAAAGTTGCCACAAGCACAACTGGCACTGGTACGATAACTTTAGGAAGTGCCGAAACTGGGTACTCTACGTTTTCTGGTGGCGGCATTTCTAACGGTGATACAGTCAGATACACAATTGAAGATAATTCAAATGATGCTTGGGAAATTGGCACTGGCACATATACAGCTAGTGGCACTACGTTATCTAGAACGCTAACCGAAAGCTCCACTGGCTCTTTACTTAATCTTAGTGGTGATGCGGTTGTGTTTATCACGGCGGCGGCTGAAGATTTAATTGTGAGTGACGTAGGTAACCAGAGTGTAGGCGCAACTTTTACGGTTAGTGGCACAAGTGGCCTTAATTACCCTAACTTTTCTACACAGCTAAACGTTGAAAATGACGGCAGTGGTACTACTGCTATAGCACTTACGAATGACACCACATCTGAAAAAGTAAATTTAATAAATAATGATGGTGACTTTTTAATTCGCACAGCAAGCCAACAAGCTTATAGATTTTCCTCTAACGCAGATAGCATTACATTTGAAGGCGCAACGGTTGATGACTTTGAAACCACACTTTCAGTAACAGATCCTACGGCTGATAGAACAATCACACTTCCCGATGCTAGTGGTACTGTATTGTTGGCTGATAGCTCCACTGGTGACGTAGAAATCACAGATGGTGACTTCATATTAGAAAGCACAGCTAGTGCACAGAGTAGTATAAAAATCAGTCCAGTAAATGTCTTTGATATTTGGGCTATAGAATTAGACCCAACAAATGCGGATACTGTATCTGGACTTCAGTTTAAAGTTGATGGCACTGTGTGTTTTGTTTTGGGAGATGATTCCAATGCCGCAGGTGAACATTATGCAACCTTTGGCGCTTTAAGCACTCAACTTTCTTTACCTAAAGGCACAGATGCAGAACGTCCTACAACACCTCTAGAAGGTGCTATTCGTTACAATGAGACGTCTAATGAAGTAGAATTTTATGACGG